CCGACGTTTATATATACTCTCTTCGTATAGGTTCATATATGAAGCCACAACTGACGTCTTATGATCTTAGACACATTTGCTTGACTTATATTGAACCTAGCAGCTAGATCGGTCTGCTTTACGGAGGGTGCCAACTCTCTGATTAGTAGGACATCACCTTCTGATAAAGTGTTATGCCCTAAAGTTCCTCTTGACTGTCTACCTTTAGCAACCTTGTCGTCCATATTCTCTTGGGCTGTCCCCAACCAAAGGTGACGAGGGTTTACACACTTTCGATTATCGCAAGAATGACAGACATAACGATCTACTGGGACTTCCCCATAAAAGAACTCATAAGAGAAGATATGGGCTTGGACGATGTAACTTCGATATGAAAAAGCTCCATACCCGTTCCTATCTGATCCTTGCCACTCCCAACAGTCATCATCACCTTGGACATCTACCTTCAAGAAGAATCTTTGTATATCTGCTTCTTTCATCCTATCGGCAAAAGCCTCGGCTTGATTATTGTTCCTTCGGGGTATCCCCCTGAGTCTCTCACAGCAGCCTCTACCATGTGGTTGACGTTGCCATTCGGAGCAACTCGTATTGTTACAGCAACACCTCCACTCTCAATCTCCTTATCAAGAGTTTCAAGAGCAGCTATTGCATAGTTGACGAGGTCAAACATATTCTTCCGTAGTTTCCAGACTTCTACACCAACCGACCCGCTGAGGCTCATCCCATAGACTCGGACAAACTTTCTTTGGACATTCAATAATTCTTGAATGAACCCATCTTCTCCAAGAACATTGAAAGCCACCTTCTGGTGAACTTCTCGTAACTGAGCACATTCGGAAGCTACATTGAAGAGAGCAGGAAACTTCTTGACTAGTCCTACAAACTCATGGGCTATCGACTCTTCCCATTTAATTCCAAGTTCTTTCTTCATGAATGACTCAATCTCGTCACTATTAACAATAGGAGGTTCTCCACCTAGAACCAGACCAGGTATTCGGAAGCCAGTGCACATTCCTGGCCCTGGTCCTTCGCCAATAGGGGCAAATGCTTGGCCCTCAGTCACTCGTTGAAGCGTTCCTTCAGGCATAGCCTTCTTGACCAAAGTTGTGTTAACCATCAAGTGCTCGAAGTCTTTGCCTTTCAGTTCGTTGGACTCGATCTCGAAGTTACAGTATAGCAGGGGATTATTGTAGTAGTCCCAAGCAGAAGTTTCTCGATCAAGATACTTGAATGAGTCCACATCGAACTGCATCCTGTGGGTAGGGTCTTGAACAGCAACCTTAGTCCTGAAGTAAGGGACGATGATTCTTACTTTGCCACCTATCTTCAATACTCTCCAGAACTCATTCATGGCATGCATATATCCAAGACCACTTAGGTGCTCAAGAGTATGTGAAGTGTAGATTTCATCTATCACCCCATCCTCAATTGGCATTGGGGCATTCTCAAGATTGTGGACTATATCAACCTTGAGAGTATCATCCATATCTACTCCAATATAACCCTTACTACAGTTCTTTCCACAACCGACATCTAACCTGATCTTGCCATCCCAGGTATCAGTTCCAGTGCTATGTGCCGCCATTTGGCGGAGTGCTTCCAGCTTTATCATCATTACCTTCCTTGGATTTCATGAACTCTTCATAAGCAATTGTATTTTCTGCATTCATAGCAGCAATCAAAGTTGATTGTGATACTAAGGCAGTATCCCAGATTTCAACTCCACATGGGACTTCATCTGAGATGTATGTTCTTCCACCAGCCTCATTCTTCTTAACAAAGAGAGTGCACCCATTTGCTAGTGGAAACTCTCTTACTTCATCCTTCATTCTTATTCTTCTCCAATTGAGCCTGGATTATTGCTAGAGAATACACCTTATCCTCTTTATCATCATTTAACTGTAGCTTAAATCCATTTCCACCAGGCATTGGGTCTAGCTTGTGAGCTTTGACTGCCACTGCTTCACCGATCTTGATATACTTCTTGAACTTAGCATATCCGTCGGGCCATACTAATAGCTCTATACTATCTCGCATATCGTCAATAGCAACAAAAGCCATCCTCCCGCCTTTCTTCGTTGTGTGTTCTCTAACATTAGAGACTACACCCCAAAGACGGAACTGCTGACTTTTCTTAGCAGTAGGTAGTGTTTCATTTACATCGCAGATATCAGATAACTTTAGTGACTCTTGAATATGCTTATATTGCTTTAGAGGAGGGTTAATTAGGAACTGCTCAAACTTAGACAGTTTTCCAACCTTCAAGTTCTCCTGAAACTCTGGAAGAACTGTTAGGTCGTCAATTTCTATTTTATCAGCATTCTTTCCTTTTCTTGCCTTCACAAGAACTGCTGACCCTTCTGCGTTCTCAAGGAAGACTTTGTATCTCTCATAAGCAGCAGGGTTGAAGACTCCCATTATGAAGTCTGTTCCATCATCTAGGTTGACGTAAGCACCACCCTTATATTCTTCGTCAACATCTTCATCCTCTCCATCTTTCTTTCCTGCTTGCCTATAGCCGTAACTGACACTCGTCATCACTGCCTTCAGCAAAACAGAACCTGCTTGAGAATCTGAATCAAGTTCAGATATTGGAGTTATCTGAAGACTATCATCTATTGAATCATATACATCTTTGTAGAAGTCAAGAGGATTGATCTCAGTTGGAAGGGTGAGAACAGACATTTGAAGTTCTGTTTCTTCCCTCGTTGTATAGGGAGGAAACGACTCAAGATCAGTATGAGAGGCTATCTCAAGAACTGTCTCTACAATATCTTGCTTTCCATCTAGGATAACTGGAAGATTCTCAAGAAGAACCCTTGTGTTTGGATACATCTCTTTGAATGCTCCAGCAGAGATTAACGCTGAGACAGAACCTCTATTCACCTGTCTTCGGTTAATTCTTCCCATAAAATCGAACCAGTCTTTATATGGCTGGTTGTCTACAAGATTCTGAGCAGCCTTTGGACCTACCCCTTTTATTGAGCTAAATCCTGCTCTCATACTACTCGAACCAAGAGAGTAACTCACATTGCTCTTGTTAACATCAGGAAGATTTACTGGAACTCCAACTCTTCTTGCCTCTTGGATCAGATTGTGAATCTTCTCCTTATCTGAGGACTGAGAATTGATTTCACAAAGCAGGAACTCCTTGGTGAAGTAAGTCTTCAGGAATGCACAACGATATGCGAGATAAGCATAAGCTGAAGCGTGCGCCATATTGAATGAGTAGGAACCAAAGGATATGATCTGGTCAAAGACCTTACCTGCTTCATCCTCTCCCATACCTCGTTCCTTGGCACCATCAACGAAGTCAACCTTGAACCTTCGCATAAACTCTTCGCCAACAGACTTTGAGATAGCCTTTCTCATAATGTCTGTCTTGGACCAAACAAATCCTCCAACATCATGGACAATTCCCATGATCTGTTCCTGATATAGCATTAGACCTTGGGTTCCCAAGGTTGCCTTATCATAGAAGGGGTGAACAGGCACGTTTTCGCTTTTGCCTGAACGACGTAAGAGCCATTCGTGCATAATTCCTGATCGAATTGGACCGGGCCTATGAAGAGCATTAAGGTCTGCGAGGTCAATGATTGACACAGGCTTTGCTCGTCTTGAGAGTTTTTGAAAACCCTTTGACTCAAACTGGAATATTCCGAGAGTATATCCTTCTTGGAATAACTTATAAACTTTCGGGTCTCCATAGTTTATGTCCTCAAACCACACATCGAGTCTGGGTTTTACTCTCTTGAGTTCCTCTTCCCAATAGTGGTATAGAGGGTGAGTCTTCTTCATCTTAGATAGCATTCGATCAATTCGGAGTCGCTTCTCATCTGCTATTCTCCGAATCTCTTTACACCCATCACACTGACAAATATCAAAGTCGTGTCTTTTGGCAACTAGTGCTACTGTGTCAGATATGACTCTGAGGGTCCGAAGTCCAAGGATGTCTAACTTCAACAGACCCATTGTGTCTGTGTCTTTCATCTCGAAGCCAGCAACCTTGGTTCCATCCTTTTTGACTCCGAGAGGAATATCAAATCTAAGAGGTCGGTTGCTTACAACAACTCCAGAGGCATGGACACCTTGGCCCCTGATTTGCCCCTCAAGTTTTACTGCATCATCTATGACCTCTGGATATTTTTCACGGTATTGTATACAAGCAGGGAACGCAGTGAAAGCATCCATAATGGTGAAGTCTGCGCGAGCGTCTCCACCTGATCTTTGGACTATGAGTGCAGATACCTGGTCAGTCTCTCTCCTGGAAATCTTTCTGACTCTAGCAACATCACGAAGACATTGCTTACCCTTCATGGTTATAAATGTGCCGATCTCTGCGACACATTCTGATCCATACTTTTCGTTGAGGTATTCCTTGATTTCAGGCCGTCTAATATCCGCGAAGTCCAGATCAATATCAGGATAGTCAATACGATCAGGGCTGATAAAACGAGTGAATATAAGAGGCTCTCCACCAGGGCCACTAACCATCGGGTCAAGACTAATAATATCGAGACAATACAGAGCGAGACTAGCATTAGCTGAACCACGCGCATTGAAAGGTATGCTATTCTTCCTCGCATATTGGCATATGTCCCAGACGATAAGAACATACTTGATAAACCCAAGACGATATATTTCAAAGGTCTCAAACTTCAATCTTTTGAGATAGGCGTCAAGTTTATCTTCTGGAACTCTCCCTTCTAATTTACGGAACCAGCCTCTTTCTATCTGGAATAGCATGAAGTTGAACATCTCATCATATTGTAGCCTGTCAACTTCATTGAGATTCTTTAGAAAGTCACCAGCACCAATTAGGTTTTCGTCACCTAGCTTGACACTTAAACGCTCGGTTCCAGCGAGTTGTGCCTTTGTTACTCTGGTATCGACACGTTTAGTGTCGTAAATATCGTTGGCCATCTACTTGCCTTTCAGACTGAACTTTACCTCGACAGACTCTTGCTCATTGAGAGTCTTATTTACAGGGAGAGTTAGAACCTCTCCAGTCATTGTAGCAGGGATTGCTACACCAGCTATAGTAGCGGAATTATCAACAAATAGTAGGCTGGTGGGGATTGGAAGTTTGATGTCTTTGGATACAATCGGCCTAACTATCTGAATAGGCAGAGACTCCCCATAAGAGGTCTGCTCGACGCCATATGCATCAGTATATGTTGCAGTAGCAGTTATCTTAAATGTAGGTTGTAGAACATCTGTGTTGGTTATCTTTACTGTAGCCTCGATAACCTCTCCAGACTTTGCTGTTACTTTCGAGGTGGTCACTGTAACAGACTGTGTTGACTGAGCACCAACGTTGAGTGTGAGGGCTAGAAGCAGGGCTACAAAAAATAGTTTCATCTTACTTCTCCTTTACTGCTAAATCAGTTCCGATTGATTTCTCATGATAGTTCCCACTCTCATCATACCAGCTTACAATAGCTTGAGAAGAGAAAAGTGTTCCATCTACATAGTGTGAACTAAAAGTGACATCTCCACTTTTGATATCAACTATGTAGAAAGTCTTCACCTTCTCTGGAGGAGCTTTACATCCTGATGTGAATAGAACGAGGATTATAACTAGCCACTTCATACCTTCACAAGCTCCGCAGCTTTCTCTTTTTCCTTCTCCTCAATAACCTGCTGAGCGACCTCATCAAGATTATCTCTGAGCCCAAGAAGACTGCCAGATTCCAACCAAGAAAGGAACTCCTCATATTCTCCAGATTCTTTTACCTCAAGATTAGGGAGTCTTGGTTCGCATTTTGGGAAGGTGTAGTTGCATTTATCTGCAACCTCAAGAGTGTTGTCAAGGCTTGCCTCGACTATACGATATGGAATCTTCGGATGCTTGTCTAAGAAGGAATCAAGCATCTCCTGCCTAGTTTTCATCCAAAGATCACGAGCATCGAATGTCCATTTGTCCTCATCAAATATGCTCTTATTCTGCTGTATGCAGAGAAGAATATCATGGGTCTCAGGATCATTGGGAGAGATATAATGACAGTCATTAGTTGCTACTGTCTTTACATCATACGATTTAGCCATGATGATCAAGCCTTCGTTGGCTTTTCTCTGATCTTCCATATCAATTGGCATTAGCTCAATATAGAAGTCATCACCAAAGATGTCCTTCATCATGAACATTCGTTCGCGCCCCAGTTGCCACCCTACAAGACCATTCTTGTCTGGTGTCCCACCATCTCCTTCGATTATTGGGCGAGCGATTATACCACTTGTGCAAGCAGACATCGCTATAAGACCTTCGTGATATTTCTCAAGAAGTGCCCAATCTGCTCGGCCTATCATCCGGTTATAACCACCTTCAATAGCTCCGATCAAATGTGAATCTGAGACCAAATGCATAAGATTCTGGTATCCAATTTCGTTCTTAACCAGAATTGTTATGTGATCTCTTTTCTTCTTGATCTTGTCTTCACGCTTGATTCTCTCCTTAATGACCTTTTGTGTTTCCTTGTCATAAGGAAGAATCTCTGCTTGTATCTGATCTTTTGTTCTTGGCTTGATAGTATTGTCATCCACAAAATACATCTCGCAGCCAAGTATTGGTTTGACTCCTGCTTTTCTACAGAGATTGTGAAACTGTAGAACCCCAGAAGCTGTCCCATGATCTGTAATAGCGTGCGCAGGAAACTCTCGTTCCTTAGCAGCTTGAACAATCTTCGTTAGAAGTCCAAAACCATCAAGAACCGAGAACTCTGTATGGGCATGCAAGTGAACAAAGTTCTCCATCGTAAATACCTCGTATCTCTTTATACGCTATTCGTTAGGACTGGGCAGCCAAAT